CCCCGGATGTCCGGGGGGAACTTGCACGAACCTCTGGTTTAGAGGAGTGCGGGGCACTTTACGGTAATATTCCCTTAACAGGGATGTTGACCATAATAAAACCTATTGGTCTATATTACCGTCCCACTTAGTGGGATCTAGTATTAGGGAAATGCTGCGGCGTTCCCGCCTTAGCATGTACCTAACCTATGAGGATTGAACTATGACTGATCGCCATCGAGAGAAGACTCCGTACAATGAATATAGAAATTATATTCATAATAGAAACGGCGTACCCTACATTTCCGCCCCTACGCTCTGTAACTATGAGCACTGGGATATGGATGATGTGGTTACGCCTAACTACCGGCGTCGTATCGCGAATGGTGAGATCATAAATAGTCCTTGTACTCTGACCGTCACCCGGCAGCGAGCCGGGGGTGGCCATTACTATGCATATCATGCTGGTGATGGAAATCCGACCTACACTAATTCCGGCAATGGATCATTGACCCTTTGGCTTGCTAGCGGTTATCTTGCTAGCGGGTTTGGTCCCTTGCCGAGTAGTTCGGTAATCGATAGCCTTGTGCAGACCTGTAAACAGGACTGTTTGAGCAATATCGATAAACCAGAGTATGCACTGTTTGAGGATATAGGTGAACTTCATGAAACCGTTAAGTTTCTGAAGGAACCACTCATGTCCTTACGCACACTTGCCGGTACCTTCGACACAAGGTGGAGGAAAGTCTTCCTTAACAAAAGGAAGCGCTTCCCCTTTAAGAGCTTAGCCGCACTGCGTACCGCAGCGTTGGCCGAGTCTTGGTTGGAGTACCGGTTTGCAGTAATGCCTTTGGTGTACACGGCGTGCAATCTTGCAGAATCTTACTGGGATGTGGTAAATCAATCCGCATTCTCTACTAAGACTGCTCGAGCGTCACGTACAGGCACTACGCGTGTGGGAAACCAGGAGGTCGTTGGGTCCCCGTTTACGTTCCGTAGATCGGGAGACCGACAGGTTTCCGTCCGTGCTGCGATCAGGTATCAGGTATTATACCAAGATAATCCTATACTTGCTCGTTATGGACTTCGTGTGAAGGATTGGCCTCGTGGGCTCTGGGATTTGAAACCCCTCAGCTTCATGACCGATCGGTTGTTTAATGTTGGAGATTTAATCTCTGGCATGGTCAACCTCTCTGATCCGAAGATAAAAATCCTCGCCGCCTCGATCACTATCAAAGACAACACTACCCAATACCTTCAGGTAGTTAGTCAGAGTAGTGCATCGTACTCTCCATTGGAGTGTATTGGCGACACTGCTGTCCGGGAGCAATTCTCGTATAGTAGATCACCTTGGAATCCAAGCGCAGCGGATACCATTCCGAGGTTTACACCTCTGAACTTGGTAAACTCTGTAAACAAGTCAGCTGATTTAGCGGCACTTATTGCGTCTGCTTTCTTAGGCCGTCTCGGTCGGAATGCTAGCGCGAAGATGTTTGCTATCGAGCTATAAACCAAAACGAAAAAGGAGGACTTTATGTCCATACTCTCTATCGCCTTCAAAAGCGGTGCAACACTTCCCCTCACTGGCGGTACCACTGATCCCATCGGATCCGGTGGTCAAGGCCTCGACAAGTCCCTTGTTATTTTTACTGCCGACGCAAGTCTGCAGGAACAGAGAACTGTCGAGTTTTCGGTGAAACGCCAAAAGGTGAGTGCAAATTCACCTGATGGTTATACCCAAGCTCGTCGGAGCATCGTCATGAAGTCGCCTATCGAAGTATCGACAGGTGTCTTCAGTACCAACACTGCTCGTCTGGAAATAGCGACTTCGGTCACTACTACAGCGGCGGAGATGGATGCTATTCGTCTCTACATTGCAACTGCAATCATGGATGCGAATGCTGATGACTTCTTCAACAGCCTGGCTACTGATTAGCATCCTCTGGATGCTAGTCTTTCACCAAATGCCTGGACCCCCCTCCGACGCTGAGTGCGTCGAAGGAAGTGTTCAGGTGCCAATTTCAGTAAACGGAGATCGTTATGAAATTAAAAACACCTGCCCACCCGAAACGGGTGATGAGGAAAACCGGCCAGGGGATTCTGTCCCGCAACCGGTCAGGGAAGTCAAAGAGTAAACTGCTCTTTGATCCAACCTCAATCGCTACACAAATTGAGGATTGTGTGCGACGTGACTTCACTCGTGATAATTATGAAATCACTGTGAACGATGCCACAAAGGAATTTACCCGTCAATCTCAGCTGAAGTCAACGTTGAAGAAATTTGTTGACCCAGCCTTGCCCCAGAACCGGTCTCTAGAGTCAGAAGCTTATGCTAAGTTTCTTAGATTCCATGACCGGGCCCGCAGGCAGCGCGCGTTCCGCCGTTCCTCGCTCTTCCGAGCAAAGGATGGCGGTGATGCAACGTTTTTGAGGAACCAAGACGATTTCTATCTTGGCGTGGCCCCACCTCGGAGCCATACTCCTCTCACTGAGAAAAATCAGAAAACGTATCGCCGTATGCGAAACTATCTGGTGCATCGGATGGCTCGATACATCAAGCTCATCCTGGGTGACATAACCGCTGAAGAGGTCTACGAGGGTGCTAAGCACTCTAGTGGGTCTTCGATTGGTGTGCCATATATCGACACTAGCCTTGAGGCGAAATGTCGGTATCCCATGACAGGTACTTCTAGTGCCATCTACCTTCTTAATGACTACTGCCGCTACGACGATGTTTTTGTCGAAGCGCTCCTCTCCAATGATTGGGGAAGAGGCTCTCGAAGTGCAGTGGAAATTGTTGAAGGGTCACGTGCTACTACAGTCGATAAGACGTCCACGGAGCGGAGAATGATCTGCGTTGAGCCTACTGTGAATATGTTTTTCCAGCAGGGCTTGATGCATGTCATGTATTCCCGTTTACGCGACATCGGTATCGATCTAGCGTATTTACCCACATTGCATCGTACTTTGGCATGCTACGGGTCTATAACGGGCAAGCTTGCCACGATAGATTTTAGTAGTGCCAGTGATACAATACCTTTAGCGTTGGTGGAGGAGATCTTCCCCCCCAATTGGCGATGGTGGATGCTGATGTCTCGCTCTCCAGTGATGAAAATCCCTGGTGTTGACGAGCCAGTTCCACTAGTCGCTTACGCTACTATGGGTAATGCGACCACCTTTCCGGTGGAGACGCTTGTTTTTCTCGCGTTAATGCATGCTGTTGCCGATGAGGCCGATCGAAGCGCTTTAAATCAGTGCCTAGACGTCCCTCGCCTTCGTACCCTTAATGATCCTATTACTATGATCAATGAGTGTATGTCGGTATTCGGCGATGACTGCATCTTGCCATCTCAATATGCAAAGTGCTTCATGTACTTTGCCGAGACACTTGGCTTTGTTGTGAATAGGGAGAAATCCTTCTTCACGCCGAGTGCAGGCTTTCGCGAGTCCTGTGGAGGTGACTACCTCCATGGAGTTAGCGTCCGGCCCTTCTTCCTGAAGGGGCCGTCGGGCTTACGCAAGTTAGACTTGGAAGCTTGGATCTACAAGACTTGGAACCTGGCCTTAAAGAAATACATACCGTATTTCGGGCCCTGTTCTTACCTGTATGATCGCAGGCTGTTCACCTACCTTGTTAAGCTTTCTCGTGAGTTCTCGATCAAGATCAAGATCGTCCCACGAGATTTCCCAGATGACTCCGGCTTGAAAATCTTCAGCGACCTAAATCGGTGGCTGGAAGCATATCCTGATATGAGGTTATCTCAAATAGGGTATGACGAGCACGGAACGTACCATTTCTCCTACCTCGCTTGGAAGTTTAAAAGCAAGAAACGGAGGTGTGATGCTCTTCGATATGCTGTATGGCTCAAAAAGCCAACAGTGTCTCGACCACGGGTCCTAACCGGGTTCGTTGGAGACGAAGATGCAAACCATTGGTACAACATTCGCAGAAATGGCGGATACGTAGTAGTTGAAACTAGTGCCGTAATGGACTAGGTAACCACTAAATATTGCTCATTAGAGCGAGGGCAT